GATATCGATCTGGCCAAGCTTGATATCCATGCCGGTCAGGTCGCGGACGATCTTAAGCACCACGCGCAGGAACTGCCGTTCAGCCTGCACAAACGGGCGTTCCGTCGCCTTGGCGCGTTCCTCCGCCGCTGACCAGCCGTCGCGCATCGTGACAGCCGAGCCCGTATCGCTGGTGCTGCTGCCGCCGTTTCGGTTCGGCATGCCGCAGATGGTCAAAACCGCGTCGTAGTAATCGTCCTTGAGGGTCTGCGTCTGCGTCTGGTTCAGTTCGCTGGTGATGATATCCACATCCGCCTGCGTGCCATCCACAGATTTGATCTTGATTGCCCCAAGCTGCTTGAGCGCCGCAAAGTCATCTTCCGAGATATCGCAGTTGATAAACTTCATGAATGACTGCACAAACTGGTCTACGCCGTCCAGACGGTCGCTGCTGACCGCGTTTATCGCGTCCAGAAGGGGCATTACGGGCTCGAAAGCGCCAAGGCGGGAATTGTTCAGCGGATACTCAATCAGCGGAATTTCACCCAAAGGATTCGCTTCCTGGGCGATATACACAAGGTTCGTCGGCCCCTGCCCGTATACCGTGTAAAAGCTGTCCTTTGTGTAGCAGCTATACACGTCCTGGCCGGTTTCGTCCTGGGTGCAAAGCACGCCCATCAGAGGATCGTTGCCATAGGACGCGGAGTAAACCACAAACGCAGACTGCGGGGGAACGTCATAGATCCGGAATGGCGCGCTGTCCGCATCATCGGCAGAAAACGCGCCGTTAGGCAGAACAAGGCGGCAGCCAACGCCGACAGTGTGCGCCCACTCGGATACGTTAATATCCTTGGTGTGCTTGTCCTCAAGCATCATGTACTCGTTGAGTTTGGAGATATTCTCCACAATCGCGGTATCCTTGGCCTCGTCCTTTTCCGTGGTTCGCGCCACGTACTGGACAGGTTCGCCGAGAAAATACCCTGTCTTAAACTCTACGATTTCAAGCGCCCGGTTTTCTACCACCTTGTTGTTGATCTCCGGCCTGACCGTCTTTTCCTTCTGCAAGATCGGCTGATCGCCGCGCTTGTAAGCGTCCAGCAGAAATTCCCGGTCAACGTTCCGCGCATGTTCCGGCAGGCACTCGCTGAGCACGTCGCAGATATTCATAGCCGTGATCTGCCGGACATTTGTCAAGATTTTGATCCGGCCAAAGCACGAATCCAGCATGCGATAACTGCGCCGCATTTCCTTCCCACCCTCCCAGCGATACAAAAAAGCGCACTTTTACGGATGACTTAACATCTCGCAAAAATGCGCTAAAAGGCGATAACGCCTATTTATCATTCATAACATAGCACAAATGTTCCCATTTGTCAACAGGGGCGACGAAAAACTTCAACTTTTTGCTTCGTGAAGGACTGCAAGTACATAGCCAGCATCGCCATACCGTCCGGAACGTCGTCGTTTTTGTTTTTTCCCGCCATGGTGTAGGAGCAAAGCATGCGCATCATTCGGCCATAGTCGCTGTTGGGCGCATACAGCCCCTTGCTCTTAAACAAAACATGCTGCTTTACAAACGGCGAGTTCACAATGATCTTGGTTTCCTTGTTTTCGGTTGTAAATCGCTGGGTAATGCTGGTGATTCCTCCCAGCGCCTTCACTTCTTTCTGGATCTTCTCCGCGATAGACCGGCCAGCGCTATTGGATTCAAAACGGCACAGTTGCACCTTGTTTCGGTACAAAAAGTCCGTCATTCGAGATTCTACCACCTCCGGGTTCGAGTTGTCGCAGATACAATCCACAAGGTAATACTGGTCGCCATAGGCATACACGGCAGGCATAAAGCCGTAATCCTTGCCCTTGTCCTTGGTATCGCAAATTCCGATAATCGCATCAGGCTCCCCAGCAGGTAGATCACAGTAACGCAAAAGATCGTCCTCTGGATACAGCAACCCTTCGCGCTCAATCGGCTGATTCATATACAACGCCCGCCAACTTACTTCATCCATGGTATATTTGATATCATGGTACTTTTCAGTGCTAAATCCAGCAGCCGTAGCGCCGTAATCAAAATTGCTTTCGTCGTTCTCGTTCAGGGCGGGCAGCGCGATAAACTGCTTCTTCTGGTCACCCGCATACAAATCCTCCAAGCGCCCGATCACGTCCCGGACAGACCACCGTGTTGCAATGTGCAACTCCGCGCAGTTTCCGATCTTGCGCTGTTTCAAGTCGGTGGAATACAACTGCCACAGCTTATCCAACCGGTCAGCGCTCATGGCTTCCTCAATGCCGCTGCACAAGTCATCGCAATACAGCAGCTTTTCGGCTCGAAACTGACCGGCATTTTTTGCGCCGACAGACGTAAATTCCAGCGTGGCAAAGCGTTTCGGCGTGCCCAGGTCGATCATCATGTTATTGGCATTGGTGCTGTTAATGTGCAGTTCCGGGAAGACCTCGTGCCAGATGTATTCCCCGCTTCCGCGCATAATACGCAGACACTCATCGTATACCCCGCGCATAATCGAATCGGAGTGACTGCCGCCCAGGATAGGCATATCCGGATAGTTCCCGGCAAGCCAGGTCAGGAAAAAGATAGCAACCGTCGTCTTGCCCACGCCAGGAGGAAGGCTGATTGCCAACAGATCCAAATCTCCGTTTTCGAGCTTCTGCAGCGCTTCCACAACAGGACGCAGCGCTTGCCGTCTCGGCAGGTAAAACCGCTTATCAGGATCACGCTCAAACTCGACGTATTGCATATAAGCATCAAAATCGACACGCGCATCAATCAGCAGCGACTTCTTGAGCAGGGTGTGAAAAGCCCCCATCTTCTCCAAATTCTTTTGATTCTTGATAATCTGCGCTTGTATCATGCCACGGCGTTCCCTGTTCAGCGCGTGGATTTCCGGCGTTGCCTTTCCCTGGTCAAGTGCTGCAAACGCATCCAACAGATCATCCCACGCCCCCGTATCTCCCGGACGCTTGCAAACCTTTTTATCCGTTACTTCAATCAGCTTATCCATAGTGCCCCCAAATAAAAAAGCGCACGAATGCAATCATACAATCGCAAACATGCGCTCTTTCAATCGGGGTTCCAATCAGGACTGCCCCTCGTAATCCTTTACCCGGCGATAGAATGTGCTGGCGCTAACGCCCAAGTGATGGATGGCCGTAACCGCAGTGATCTGCCCAGCCTTCCACAAATCGTATTCGCGCTTAAAAGCGTCCGCATCAATCTGTATCGGCTGCCTGCCGTGATACCCGACACTGGCGCGCCTGGCTTCTATGCCTTCCCGTTGTCTGGCCAGGATATAATCCCTCTCAAGCTGACTGACCGCCGCAAACACCGTCAGCATAAATTGCCCCGTCGGCGTGTTCGTGTCGATCTTCTCTTTCTGAGATTCAAACTGGACGCCCTTTTCCTTCAACTGGTCAATCAGCCCAAGCAGATCCTTCGTGTTCCTCGCAAACCTGCTGATCTCGCTGACGATCACCGTGTCTCCCTCCCGGACGAAGTTCAGCATCTCCTTCAACGCCGGTCTGGCTGTGTTCTTCCCGCTGCATTTATCCACAAACACCTTTTCTACGCCCAGGTTCCGCATCGCAATGTCCTGACGCGCCGTGTTCTGCTCTTCCGTCGATACTCGGATATACCCGACTTTCATCCCGTACTGCACCTCCTGCCGTCTCAGTTCTATTTGAGTATATCACAATGTTTTTGATATGTCAATATGATTGTGATAGTCTTTTTTGCTTTTCGGAAATTCGGGGGACTTACGAAGGGGAGCATCCGGCCCCGCTTTCCCCCTGGGGTGGGTTGCCTGGCAGGATACCGGGGGGGATGGCAAGCGCCGCCACATAGCACTACCAGCAGCACAAGCCCAACGCGCAGCGCCTACGCATGCAAAAGTGTGTCAATAGGGTATACCCATATGACAGGACAGAATCTATCATTATTATGTATCACACGGGTTATGCAATCTATTTTGATATATCGCAAATAGGGCACATAACCCTATTGACACACATCTGGGCAAGCTGTAATATATGAGGGACAAAAATAATCAAAAAACTTTCAAAAAAGGTGTTGACAAAAGATATATAACTGTTGTACAATACAGGTGCGGTGCGGGGGGACCGACAGCAAAAACAAGGAGGGCTGATATGCTGAAGAAAGACGGAGACAAGACAACAACCTGTGTCGTACTAACTCGCGACCTGTCAGACTACTTGGACAAGCGCGCGGCAGCCTACGGGCTGAGCCGATCTGCCTACATCCGGATGCTGATTGCGCAGGACGCAGAGCGCAGCCAGGGCAAAGGGAAACTACCACAACAGACAAACAATAAGGAGGACAAAAAAATGAAAAAGGTTATTAACGCCAACGGGACCGAGATCGATTACAACGCCGCCGTCGCCCTGATGGATGATGACATCTGTGCGGAGCTCAACGACAAGCTCGCGCCCTGCACCGATCAGGAGTTTTTCTCGGCCTACGAGCAGGCCCACGCCGACAAGTACGGCGAGGAATGGGAGCTAAGCAAGGCCAATCCCTGCTACTGATTGAAAAAGCCGCCTGCGATGGACCAGATCGCAGACGGCAACGCGCCACACCAACCAACCAAAGCCAGAGGATGCAGCTACATTATAGCATAGCGCAATCCGCCTGGCAAGTAAAAAACAGGCCAAAGGCCAGGAGGATTGTAAAAATGTCTAAGTCCATCACCCGCGAACAGATCAACGCCATCAACGCCAAGATGCACAACGGTTTCCGCCTCGACGAGCTCTACTATATCTTTCGCGGGCAAAAGCGGGCCATGAAGGATATCCAGCTTGACGAGCGCACCACGCTAACCGCCACGCTCACCTGGCAGCGCAGCTATGAGCAGAAGACAACGAGCTATCACGATATCATTAACATGCAAAACGGCATGTACCACATCGCGCTGCATCTGGCAGTCTGGCACATACAGGAGGGCAGCAGCATTGCCACGTCTCGCGGCCCGTGGCAGTGGATCGCCGTAGGCCCCGACGTTAAGCGCCGCAACTTTCCCGCCATCCAAAGGCTCACGGCCAGATATGATGACGCCGCCATCCTGGCGCAGTACGACGCCATCCGGCACAAGGCCGATATCCCGCATGCCTAACAGATCACAGCCCGCCCAGGAGGCAGCAAAGATGAAAACGATTAAAACCACTTGGACGCGCCCGTCAGGCGATGCCTCAACCCTTGCGCGCCGCATTTTGGCGCAGACCCACACCCTGATTGCAGGCACCACCGGCAGCGGCAAGAGCGTACTACTGCGCAGCATCATCCACACAGCGCTGCTGGACTATCCGGACGAGCACAAGTTGATCCTGATCGACCCCAAACGCACGGAGCTGTGGCCATATCGCGGCGTGCCGCACTGCATCGGCTACGCATCCGAGCCCGACGAGATCATAGAGCAGCTAACGGCCGCCCTCAAACTGATCGACGAGCGCACCAGGCGCACCAGGGCACGCAACGCCAACGACAGCGACGAGCCGGACGTATATGTGATTATCGACGAGTACGCAGACCTGATGACCACCAGCAAAAAACAGGCTGTGCCGCTCATCCAACGCATTGCACAGCTTGGCCGCTCGTCCCGTGTGCATTTGATCCTTGCCACCCAGCGTCCGACCAGGGACATCATCACCGGCGCGATTAAGGTTAACTTAGACTGCCGCATTGCCCTGCGCGTGCCCACTCCGCAGGACAGCCGCAACATCATCAATCAGAGCGGCGCCGAGCTGCTGCCGCAATGGGGTTATGGCCTGATGGTAACGCCCCAGAGCAACGAGCCGGAGCCAATCAAACCGCATTATTACAGCCAATCCGAGACGCGCGACCTGGCAGACCGCTGGTCAGCGCAGATCCAAGCCGTCAAAAAGGCGCGGAAGCGTGCAGCAGCCAGAACCGCCGCGGCATGGGCGTTTGGCCTGGTTGCTATCATTGCCGCGCTGGTCATGGTGCCATAACCCCAAACACCACGATACCCCGTCAAGACGCAAGCAAAGCGCCTGACGGGGGTTTATTTTGCCACCAGACGCGCGACGTTTGCACACAGTCGTTTTTGCGCTGTTAGCCATATAAATATATACCCAAAGCAAAAGCCCGTCACAGGGCAAAATAAAGGCATTTGCAGGAACACATATAGTTATCCCAATTTAATATTTAATTTTAATTATAATAATTCTATATTATCATATCACACAACATATGCGTTGTCAACCCCATAAATCAAAAAGACCGCCTGTTTGGCGGCCTATGGAATTTGGTTTTTATTTTTCGTCCGACAGGTTTGCAATAGCCCCAGCATATTTCTTGCGCAATTCTTCCTCGCTTTGGACGTTGGTTAGCGGGGTGTTGGGAGATACCACCAATTCCTGTTTGTCCGACATATCAAAGAAGTTCTTCGCAGTAAATATCCAAGCAACGACATTTATCTTGCCAGTAGATGCCAATTCCTGACACATGCTTGCCATAATTCCGAACGATTTTCGTACCATCTCAACCCTTCGTTTGGATGTTCCAAGCTCGCCATTCTTCCAGGTGTTGAGGGTGTTCCGATCTACGCCCAGGGCAAGCGCCATCTTTTCGACGGTTGGATAGGAGCCGGTTTGCGCCGTGTACTGCCAGAATTCCGCGAGACGGGCTGCGCATTCTTCGTCCGTCTTCACACGGGGACGATCCATCCAGTAGAGGGCTGCATGAGCCGCGTTGGCAATCTCGATATTGGTTGCGCTCATGTGCTCGGTGATCGAGGCCATACCGCCCTGCGGGGTTGCGGCCTTTTTAATGTCCGGCGTTACATCGATGATATTGCCGTGCTCGATCTCGTTCAGGGTATCCATGATTGCATCGTATTTGTTCTTGGGCACGGTTTCGCTCGCCGACCAGCAGGCGCGCAGATCGCCGATTGTGACCAGCGTACCACGAGCGACTACTTGTTGTTTGATCTCAGATAGCGGCATCCCTGTACGAAGAAAGCGCCGTTTAAGCGGATTTGCCTTAGCCATTACGGAATCAACCCCCTTTCTCTCGCAATTCGTTTGGTCGTTTGGGTCACAACCTGCCAGGCGCGGTTGATCGGCACATCCAGATCGGCGGCAACGTTGTCCACAATCTGCTGCATGTTGTCGCCAGGGGACGCAAACACGGCAAGCATGATTTGGCGCTCGTCGAGGGGGAGCGCTGACAGAACACGGTTGCACGCCTGCCAGTTGCGCTGCTCGATATCGTTTTTCGCGGTCGCAGTATCCGGACTGGCCGCATAATAGCGCATGATCCAGTTAACATAATCGGTGTACGCGGGCTTGCCGCGATGCGGGTTGCGTTTGCTCGTAATCATCCCTCCTGTCTCACAAATAGAAACCCTTGGTCTCCATGCCTCGCCCCTGATCCAGCAAGCGCAGCATGTACATCTTTTGCGCCGCGACACGGTGTGTGGAAGAATATCGGTTTGTAATCGTAAAGCATTTTGCCCTCCTGTCAGGCCGTGGGTTTGTCTGCGGTCACAATGTAGGTGTATTTGGCGCTTGACCCTGTGCGCTTTTTAGCGACGCTGACGGTATAATCGCTGCGAAGAAGCAGAGAAGCAATCTCCAAAGCGTCTGCGTAGGTCTTAATGTCAAGGATGATCATCTGTTTTGTCCTCCAATTCGACGTATTTTACCAAGATAAACACCGATTCGCCATCATCGACCATATTATGTATGCTCTTTACATCTTGTTCTTCCAAATCGACAATTCCGACGTCGTTCAGCGTCCCAATGAAGAAATTATATAATTTCCCGCAGGTATAAAGCTTCATCTTGGCCGACGAATGCGATAATTGTTCTGTGAGGTGCGCCATGATTAAAGCCATTTCGTTTGGGAATTGTTCAACCGTTAACTTCGTGCTCATTCTTTCGTCCTCCATTCAATAATCATCACTGAACGTAATCTTCATTTTTGTCGATCCGGGCCATCAGTTCAACTGTGATCGGCGGAATCAAATCCGCATCCCTGTACGCTTCGACAATTTCGGAAACATCTATGCCCGCTGCTTTCATCCTCGCAAGAACCATCATTTGCAGCGCTATAGCATCTGAAAGGTTGCCGAAAACGTGCGCGCCCTCGCCCTTTATAAATAGCACATACGGTATTTCTTCGGTTTCCAACAAATCAATTGCCGCCTTGACTTCATTCTTCATTTTTCACATCCTCCTATTTGTTCTTTCTTTCCATTGTGGAGTTTTCCGCGCACATGCGAAGCTTGTACCACGTCGAAGGAACATCATACCCGCGCTGTTCAAGCGCCAGCATTACCGCCATGGCCATTCGCCACAGCTCCAAATCGCTCCCATGCACATGGTATTTGCCGCGACTGTATGTCACGCTGGGCAGGCGCCGGAAAACGGATCTGATCAACATCATACATACCTCCCAAATGCAATACGGTTATCCTACCGCCATGCGTGGTTTTCTGCCGGGCTATGCTCAGGCGGCCTCCTTATCGCCCAGCATTCGCAGCGCTGGAACAATTACTTCCCGGCAAATCTCGGCAAACCTCAGTTGTTGTGGCGTATAGTGCTCCACAAGGCAATCCCACCATTCTTCCGGCAGCTCAACGCTATAGTTATCTGCCGCTGTAGTCAACGCTGCTGCAAATTCTGTCTTTGTATAAAAGCCCTCTGCCTGCTGCAGGATTTTCTCATACTCGTACATGGCTTCATAGTCGCCGCCATGCATTTCCGCATACATGATTTTCAGGTTTTCCGTGCTGGCCTTTGCATCGAATGCCTTTTCCGCACGCCGCTCACCGCAGCACTTACGCAGCAGCCACTCGGCATTGGATAGCCAGCTGCACCAAAATTTCGGCCAATCCTCCTTATCGTTATTCCCCCACTGATAGGCATAGCTCCCGATATCGCTATCACATACCATCTGCCCGGCTTCATTATCCAGGTACATATTCAGCCACAGGCAGTCACCGCCGCCATCCATGTGGATTACGATCACATTGCCGCAGCGCTTCGCCGTCGCCTTACGCATAGATTTATCAATCATCGTTTGCTCGTCCTCCCCATTCCGCCGCGTCCATTTCCGCCTGCGTGGGCTTGCGGAGCCAAACGCGGAAATCACGGCCATAACCCTCAAGTACGTTAGGCGCCAAGCGGATCTGTCCGGATTCAATCGTCTTTTTGCAATCAGCAAATTCAACCCATGCTGGCGTGCACATCCAGTTATCTGTTTCCAGCGCCTTGACCTCATCCAGCGTCAGCGGCCTGTTGGGCGGCAGGTATCGCGCCTGGGCGGCGGAAAGGGCGGATTTCCTGGCCATCTCTTCCGCATCCGTAACCAATCCGCGTTCGCCGCAAATCAACGGGCCAGTACTTTTGCAATGTTCGCATTTTGCTTGAGCCCAATATACACCGAACACTTGCGTAACATTTTGCCCTATCATCTCGCTCCCGCAGTACGGGCACAGCACCTTTTTGTCCATTTTTTATCCTCCCCACTGTTCGGCCATGGCACGTGCGATTCCCGGAAAAGTTTTTGCCCTGTTTTTTGCATCGTTTCCGCGTTTGGCGGCTCCGTATTTGTCTTGTCTTTTTCGGCCAGTACCGGAAGGCACATACGGGCCTGTCGGCACAGCATCCGGAGACGTTGGCGTAAGCGGCTGCAAGCCTTTAAGCCACAACCCCGTTAGTTTTGTGTACGGGTGGCAGTACTTGCTATCATCATCGTATTGATACTGATAAGGCTGTATCCACTGCGACGCGGGCGGAAGACCAAACACGCGGCTGGGCAGGGGATTTTCCACGGCAATTCGCGGACAATCTGCATCATAAAAGCGCATGAAAAACTGTTTTGCCAGTAATCCTTTTGCATATCGCTCGCGATCAATCTTGCCTTTTTGCGGGCATAGCCAGCGCGCCCCTGCGTTCGACAAATAAGTACACGGCGGATGCGCTATCAGCAAATCCCACTGATCAACGATGTGATACGCCTTGTCCATCGTGCAAAACTCAATGCCACGGCGCTGATCATCATGCGCCAGATCAGGCAGCCAGCACGGCGACAGAATCTTTAGCGCATCGCCCTGGATGTGCCACTCAGGATGCACGCCGGATGGCGGCTGAATATCGCAGCTGTACGCCTCATGTCCCAGCGCGCGGAATGCCTTGCACACCTCCTGGGATTCCTCGCACGCAATCAGTACTCTCATTGATCCTCCCCCGCCGCAACAAGCGCGGCAACCGTCAGGCCAACAACGCAGCCGATAATCAGGCAGATCAGGTTACTCATCGTTTTACCTCCTGCTTCTGAATGAATTTGTTCCAGACGGCGATGTTATCATCCCAGCGACCGCCGAAAACCGAATAGCTCATTCCCCAGCTTGGGGAAAGACCGCAATTCGGGCAGCGAAACCGTCCTTGCACAACAGGATAACCACCGTCAGCCAGTTTTCCGAGCATAACGCTTCGCGTTTCCTTGATAGGGAGTGTGCCGCAAAGGCACGGGGCAATGTTTTCTTCTTCACTCAAAACAGCTCGCTCCCTCCTACAATCCACGGAAATTCCTGACGGAAGCCGTCTCGCATCAGGTCGCGCAAGCTGTCTTTCATGAACACGGGTGTTCCGTATTCCTTGCAGACCTTCACAATTTCTTCCACCCATTCCCGCTTCGGAATAATTTTACCCTTACGAACGCCCGTTTCCGCACCAACGATAATCCATTCATTTGTTGCTGCAATTTTCATCGCTTCCGCACGTGATAAATTGCGCAGCAAAGGCTCTATGCTCGCAAAGCGGTATTGCCACGGAGGCAGCGCAAGGGGCGTGTAATTGCGTTCTGCGCCCGTAAAGCTCTGACCAAACCACATTTCGGCCACATTCGGCGGTCGCCTGTGCTTCGGTAAAAGATTGAGCAGTTCCGCATACCTGCTGGGGTTCTTTGTCAAGAACATGTATCGGTGCTGCGAGGCCTTGTCACAGGCTTCAAAGATTTCCTGAATCCATTCATCCGGCACCCAATCGCCGAACAGGTCTGCCATGGAACACACAAAAATTGTGCGCGGCTTTTTCCAGCGTTGCGGTTCGTCCAGTTTGTAGCGGTGGAAGGTGGGGTCAAATCCAAACGGATACGCAGCGTTAGTTATACTTCCATCCTTGTTCTTCTGTTCCCACGGATAAGTAAGCTCTAACGGTTTTCCAGTTCCCTTCAGCATCCCACGTTCGATCAGTTTTCGTTGGCATTGGCATTCTGGATCATATATTTCTCTTGCCCTAAACCGCTCCGCGATCCTCCGCGCATAGCAGTATTCGCAGCCGTGCAGGCAGCCGGTTACGGGGTTCCATGTGCTGTCGCACCAGTCAATCTTGGTCTTAGCACCCATCGTCAAGGCCTCCTTTAGTCTCTTGTGCCTCAGCTCGGCCGATAATCAGGCAGAGTAGGTTACTCATCGTCCACCTCCGGCGCATCGGGCAGCGGCATCCAGTGGGTTATATGCGTATTCATGTCTGTTTTAAACACCCCTATGTCTCCGCAACCCTTGAATTTTGTGCAGTAAACGCTGCTTTTTGCCGTGCAAACGATGTATTTACCTTCCGTTTCCGGCATCTTCTCCTTGACGCTGATCCATTTCGGCATTTCCGCCACCGCGTCGTTCCAGCCCCGGCAGTAGTCGCTGTTAACGCACATCGACACCGTCTTGCGCTCAAGCATCATCGTCATCCTCCTGTCCAGCGTCCATTTTCGCGCCGCACGCTCTGCAAAATTGGTTAACCTCGGCAACGTTCTTCTTGCGGACGTTGTACGTTTTGCGGGTTGAATTGTAGACGATTCTTTCGCCGCACTCCGAGCAATGCCACAACGTCGATTTGCCTTTGCAACGCACCCATCGCCCATGCCTCACCGGCGCAACGTCGAGTGTGGGGGCTATATCTATTATCGTCTTAATGCTCGCCAGCCCCATTGCGACATACTGCGTTGATTCGTTTTGGCTTTTTGAGAGGATCTCAGTTATCGTCTTTGTCAACGCATCTTGTACAAAATCCG